GTAATCCATGAACAAATACCTCATATAGTCTCGGGGTTGCCCTGTGTGGCTCTCTATATCGTTACATAAAGCGAATATTTTCCTGCGTTGTTTGCCAGTGATAGAATTTGGATCTATCACTGAACAATCAACATCAATAGGTTGGTTTACATCTAGCAGTTCTATAGCTTGTTCTGGTATTTCTACATTTGTAACAACTACATCATACGAACCATTATTATTTGGTTTATATTTAATGATTTTTGACACTTATATCATTCCAATCAGAACGGAAGATCATCATCACTTATATCAGGCCCATTCGCATTAGCAAACTGATTATTACTATCGTTCATACTTGGTTTACTTGATTGCTCACTGCCTTCGTTTTTTTCATTCTCTTTAATACCAACCTTTTCATAAATTGGTGTGCCGTCGAATTTCCAAAAACGTTTTAATGCTGTGTTCCATTTTTCTGTATAGTCATTATATTTACGTTCAAGTTCAATATTGATTGGTTTACCAATTACATCTCTTTCAGTAAAGCTGAATTGACCGTTGTTATCTTGAATTCCTATTGCTTTTAAGAATGTGTATAACCAGTTTTTAGCGAAATCATTTGACGTATCACCATTAGCGTAATGAGTAAATTCGCCCTCTTCTTTATGCGTGAATGTGATTGCTAATTGAGGATGTCCATTCTTGCTTTCTTTACGTTCAAAGTTTTTAATCTTTACACTGTATTGACCTGGTTGCATATAGTTACCTAATTCTTGTGCACCTTGTAAATTTAAATTGAATTTCATATTTAATTACCGTCCTTTATTTTTAATTTCCGTTTTGCGCCATATCTACAATTTTTGAAATTGACGCATCTTTGATTTTTGGATTATTGATTGTTATTTCGGGCTTATGCCTAACCTTTGTTGTATATAAATTAGAAGGTTCCACTGAAAACACATAATCATGAGTGGTATTTCCATTTTCATCAGTATGATCATCAATAAATGTATGACCTATAATGTCGAATTGAGTTACTAAATTATTGTGTATTGCAGCTTGTACTTCTATTGAAATCCTAGGATTGATAATGTTTCCGTTTTCGTCCTTATCTTCTGTATTTAATCCTTCATGACCTGTAAGGACAACATGGAAACCCATTTCATTTTTGACTTTTAATAAGTGCCTAATTGAATTAACAATTAATTTAGAAGTTTCACCATAATCTTGTATTCTAGCTTTTGGTACATTGTTTTTTTGTAGAACGTGCGCAAGCGTTATATCTCTTAATTTTTGAGCTGTTTCAATAACTACGACGTCTACGGGTACTCCTTTAGATCTTGCTGCTTTTATAATTTTTTCAATATTCGCTACTGTATTTCTAAAAGCGTTGTAACTATCAACTTTTTTAACAAAACCTTTTTTAGTAACTTGAGTACCATCTTCATGTACATCGATAATAAAAGCGTTATTTTCTCTAGTAGCTAAAGTTGTCTTGCCAGTTCCCGACTTTCCATAAGCCATAATTGAGTAAAATTTTTGGGTATCTTCGTTGATTTCCTCAATGCCTAGTTGTTGTAAAATGTCTTGTTCTTCACTCATCTAATCACCAAGCTTTCAGTCACTTTAAGTTCAGCACCTGGCACTTCTTTGCCTGCTTTCAAATCGTCTGTCAGTTGCTTAGCATTTAGCTTAGGCGCTTGAGATAACCAGTATTCTTTAGGGATTAGCTTTTCATCTGTAACTGATTTACTCGGTGCATTTCGCTTCTTAAATACATAGTTTTTAGAAGTGCGATAATTGTCTAATTCTTGAACTTCCAACATCTCCTGAAGGTAGCCTTTCAATTTATCAGCTAGGTTCAGTTTCTGTTTTTTTAGAGTTTGCAGACGCTTGATTTCTTTGTTTATAATTTCAACATCGCCTTCTGCTGAGCGCTTGAGTCCGATAATGTTATCAACTTTAGTGTCCATATCAGCTTTAATTGCATCTAATGTGTCCTTAATATCTTCAAATGAATAACCTTCATCCATTTTGTCTAAAACTTCTTTGTAGCCTTCGGATAAGTTATATAAACTGGCCATATTTATCCCCACCCTTTCGAAAAGTAAGCCATGATTTTATCGAGTTCATCTGTCTGTTCTTCGATAAATGTATATACATCTTGTTTAATAATTTCTTCTGCAGTTTCAATATCTGATAAACTGGCGACTGCTGTTTTTGTGACGTAAACATTACTTACAGTCGAAATTAAAATACTGATATGATCATCTTCTCTTGCGATTTCTCTCATAAACTCAAAGCCGTCTACCTTGAATTTATGGCGCACTACTGCACCTTGTTCAAAATACATTTGATTATCCCTCCACTTTTTGATATTGTAGAGGCTGAAAAACTGATGTAATTTTCAACCTCTACTCTGACTGTTAGCAATTGCCCTTGCTAGCAGTCTTTTTTGATGCCGAAAAAGTCATTCGGTGTAATATCTAAGTAGTCGCATATTTTCAATATTGTTGTTGCACTAGGATGTTGAGTTGTTTCATCTCTCAAGCCAATTAGCGTTGATTTTGAAATGCCAGTATCTTCGTGAACCTTTCTTAATTTAATTTTTCTTTCTGCCAGAATGACTCTGAATCTGTTTTTCATAGTATTACCTCCTAATATTTGATAGTAAATAACGTAATATACTCTTCTCCGTCATCGACTGCTTCTTCTGTTCCATCTTCTTCGAAGTACCAGACGTCAAAGAACAGAAAAACTGCTAATGATAAAAGCAATGACCACGCTGCTGATATAATGAAATCTTGTGTGATAAATGTCAGGACGGCTGTGCTTGCAAAGCAAAACAAATAGGTCAACCAAAAACTTTTCATTTTTTCACCTTTCTAAAATTCATCTCTATATTTACGTAAAAACTCATATGCTTTCGGACCGTCAAACGACCAGTTGCGTTTGTTTCCTTTCGGATAACTCGCAATGCCTTCACTTTCTAAAATCTTTCTGAACTTAGGATTGAATAGAATCTTGTCATCCACACTGTTGTTTGATTTGAATGGCGAATGATCAATAAATTCTTTTTTAGACCATGTTGCTTTCTGCTGGTTCATCAACAACTGTGAGTGAATATCTTTTTCAATCAATACATATTCTTCTGGGATGTTGATTTGCACACTGAGTGATTGTGTCATTTGTGTATGCTCCTTTCTGCTATACTCCTAATAAGGAGGTGATTTTATGGATTGGAATGAATTTGAAAAGTTTTTTAGAAAAGTAACAAATGAAATAGATGAACAATTCGATCCCAACAGTGAGTACTTCAAAAATACTGTTGACCAACTAAAAGCAAATTCGAATGGTCAATTCTCAGATGAGTATATCTATTTACTTGCATTACATGAATGTTCTAAAAAACATAACGAAACACTTATTTACAGTGTTGTTCATAAGTTTTTAAAAGAAGAATAGAATCTTTCACTCTTCCTTTATCAATAGGTAAAACAATACTAGTTTCCTCATTCTGCTCACTGCCATGAGTAGTTTGAGGTTTTTTATTTTCTTCTTCCATGTTGCTTCCTCCTTTAATCCCGCTCGATTGTGGGTTTTGTTCATAATTTTTCTGCTATACTCCTTATTAGGAGGTGATACTATGAAATCTAAAGATAAAGTTTCTGTATTCCGTAAGTTTGCTATAGAAGCTTATGAAAATGATGACGATTTATTTTTAATAGTCAATGGTTCCTTTGTTACTGGTAAACCATATCCTACAAACGAAGCAGACAATGCAATTCAGCGTAATTTACATTTTTTAACAGATGATTTAGTTGATGATGCAGAACCGTTTCAAGGTTTACATTTGAAAAATGTAACTGTAACTACTGGTTCTACAACATTCCCATTAGATCATTTATTTGTTTATTTCGATTCGATTGATGCTTTTTCTTTAATGGATAAAGATTCTTAGGTCGATTAAGCAATTGTTCTATAACTGTTACAGCAGTATATAGAATGATTGCTTTTTTAATTGGTTTTAAATCTTGCATGTTGCTTCCTCCTTAATTCCGCTCGATTGTGGGTAGGATGTTGTTATCTTTAAGCAAGTCGTAAATAAACAATCTGCCCTTTTGCGTCCATTTAGTATTCATACGTACTGATGTGCTACCGTCTTTATGTTCAATTTCTGTAGTTGATGAATGTGTATAGCCTTTATCGTGTAAGTTTGAATAAAGTAACCATTGTCCTGATTGCTTGTATTGAACTTTCAATTCATGCAGCAACTTGTTTAATGCTTGAGCTGACATACCATAGTCCTTTGCAATCTGACCTACTGTCACTAAACTTTTGTTGTTTAAAATCGTGTCTAAGTAAGACGCTTTGGGTTCATATTCAGCAATCTTTTGTTTTTGCATGTTGTTTTCAAGTTGTAACTGTTGTTTCTCTTTCTGCTCTTCAATCCACAATTCAGCACGCTTAACTGGATCATCTATCATATAACTTGCGATAGGCTGTGAGATTTGTCGTTCCATTTCATTAAATTTATTAATGTACGCCATTTTAAAATCGTTGTGACCTTGAATATTGAACATATATAAAATGAAACCGTCTTTAGTTAAGAGATATTCCTTCTGTTTACGTCCACGTGAATCTTTATAGTTACTAGGAACAATTAATGCACTCACATTTGAGGACATTAAAATTTGTTCTAGATCACGTTTTACATTGTCATGTCTTCTTTTCAACTCATTAGCTACTACTCGACTAGAAACGACTGCTCCTAATTCCGAATTGTTTTCAATTTTGATTTCTTGTAATGCTTGCACGTGGTTTCCTCCTTATTCGAAATCTTCATTAGATAAATTTGAAAGACGCTTTTTGTATAGATGTAAATACATATCTTTGAAGTATCTGTAAATCTTTGCAGCCTCTTCAAATTCACGTTCACTTAAATCAGAATTTCTGCTAACACCAAAAACTGCTAAAGTTAATTTTCTGATAAGCTCATGGATATTATCGTCATTCACTTTTCCGTTAAAGTACTTGTGAAAGTAATTGTTGCTATCACATAGATATTTCTTTAAAGCTAATGGTCTATAATGTCGGCCTCTATATGGAGGTTTTATAAACTTTGTAAAATTAAAGTCTTCATTGATGTTTGCGATATCGTCTTCTGTAATTCTTACTTCATTAAAAATTGAGATTGGTTTAATTGTTTTCTTACCGTCCAACCTTTTACTTACTTCACGTTCTACAATTTCAATCAATTCTTGTTTTGTTAATGTGATTTGCTCCATTGTTTCCTCCTATTAAGTTGTTTGACGTTGTTTTGTCGTGTTTTCACGACTTGGATTTAAAAAATATATATCTGCACTGATATCTAAGTACAGGCAAATCTTTCTAACTTCAGTCATGGAGAAATCGTTACCGTTTGTTCTATTGAGTTTTTTATTCACTGTAGTCCTGTTTACATCAAGCAACTCAGCTAAATCTTTGTTTTTAATCCCTCTTTCTATTAACAAACCTTTTAATTTGTTGTAAGCGTTCATTGTTTCACCTCTTTCTTTGTCGTGTTTTCACTACTTATCTATTATATTACACGTTAGTGTTACTTATTGCAACACCTTTTGTCGTATTTTTAAAACTTTTTTTATCTTTACCTATATATGTGTTGTAAATAAGCAACACTTAGTGTATATTAAAATTACACAGAAAAGAAAAGTAAGGAGTGAAAACAAATGACTTTCGGAGATAGAATAAGAAAATTAAGAAAACAAAAAGGTTTAACATTACAACAACTTAGTGATGATTTACATGACCAGTTTCCTGCCAAAGATAAAAAGAATAGTTTTACAAAAGGTAAATTATCCAACTGGGAAAATAATAAATCCGAACCAATAGCTAAAACCGTATCACAATTAGCTACTTATTTTGGTGTCAGCATGGATTACTTAATCGGCTTAGAAGATGATATTGTACCTTTAGAAAATATTAATAATTATTATAAAGTTCCCTATTACGGTAAAGTATCGGCAGGAAATTTCGAAACTGTAGAATTAGAACATAAGGATTTTGAAATTCCAGATATTGCATTCAAAGGACGTAAACCAAGCGAATGTATCGCCTTACAAATCAATGGAGACAGTATGAATAAAATCCTTGCAAATGGTTCATACATAGTCGTACACGATTATAGAATCAATCAAGATTACAAATTAAATAGTAATGATATTTTAGTATTGCGCATTGGTGGAGAATACACTGTAAAACGCGTTAGACGTACCGAAACAAAGTTGCATTTAGATCCAGTAAGTTATTCGGACGAATTTAAAACGAATTCATTTGATTTAGAATCTGTGGATGAAATAGAGGTAATTGGAAAAGTGATTTATAACTATCAAATATTTGAGTAAAGTTGAATTACCTGCTTTAAAAGCTAGTTTATAAACCATTTCTTCTGGTATGAAATCGCCTTTCCCAACTTCTTGGGAAAGATATTTTCTTAAATATTTATTGAAGGAGAAACAAAAATGAAAATCAAACTATTAGGAACATTAGCACTATCATCTGTATTATTACTCACAGCATGTGGGCAAGAAGAAGAAAAGAAAGAGAAAGACAATAAAACAGAAACAACTAAGAAAGAAGAGCAAAAGAAAACGGATGAAACACAAACATACGAAGATGTACAAAATAATAATCAACAAGAAACAAATAATAATATTTCTGCTCAAGATGCAGAACAAATTGTTTCGAATTATTATATAAATAGAGGTTCTAATGGTCTGCAAGCTTTTGAATTCAAAACAAATATGGCCAGAAGTAATGATAATGAGTATTACGTTGAACACCTTGTTCGAGATGCTGCTGGAACACCTGTAAAATTTTGTGCTGTTGTTAATAGAAGAACAGGAGTAGTTGTTGATAGATTTAATGATATGAGCGAAGAAGAAATGGCAGAATTTGAGGAATTCAAAAAAAGGAGCCCTAAATACCGTAGCTCTGATGAAAAGGAAAATACCGAACAAGAGAATTCTCAACCTGTGGAACAACAAGAAGAAGCTAATAACCCTGATATAGAGCAATCTAAAAATGAAGAAAGTAGCATGAATACACCTTCTGATGAAGAAATCAAAGAATGATAGAGTCAGCAGAGCTCACCACACAGTTTACAATCAGCATCATCTCAGCCCCCCTCCACTCTGGAGTGAAAAATAAGTTAATAAGGAGATCAACTTTGAAAAACACAATCAACATTAAATCAAATAGATAGAGCCATAGTGAAACAATTTACTAACATTAAACTTGAATAGTTGCTGATTTCCTGTTAATATAATTATAGATTAATCCTTGAAAAAGAGGACTTTACATTATATCAACCCTTGAAAGAGAGGGCTCACAGGAAGTGCACTTGTACTTCCTGTTTTTTTATACATTTTTTCAGGGTACACCACCGTACCCTTATTATTTTTTTACCTTTTTTGAGGAGGAATGCATTATGCGAATGAGACAATACGAAAAAGGCAAATGGCAATATGAATTTAAATATAATAACAAACGCTACCGTAAAAAAGGATTCCGTACTAAAAAAGAAGCTGAATACGCAGGTATAGAGAAGTTGAATGAATTACAACAAGGCTATTCCCCTGATAATACTTTGACATTGCATCAATACTTAACGCAGTGGGTTATTACCTATAAACGTAACTCAGTATCAAAATCAACGTATGGTGGTTATAAAAGTAATTTGAAAATATTAAAATCATTCAAAATAGCAGATATACCGATAGCAAAATTGACACGTCTTGATGTTCAGAATTTCCTTACTGCATATACAGAAACACGCAGTCAAGTGACGGGCAGAAAAATGCGATCATTACTTAAAACCTCATTAGATGATGCAGTATATGACGGATTAATCAAACGTAACCCTGTTTATAGAATTACATTCAAAGCAGGTCATGAGCCTAAAAAAGAAACAGACAAGTTCATCAGTATAGAAGAATATAAACGGTTAAAAAATAAACTGATGCAAAGTAATAAAAGAATGGATTTGATTTTATTTATCATGATTTGCACTGGTTGTCGTGTGAGCGGTGCAATCAATATGAAAATGAGTTATATCGGTAAAGACCTTTATATTGATGAACAGAAAACAGATTCTTCGCCACGCTATGTGGACGTAGCAAAAGAAGATATGCAGCATATCAGAAAAGTGATTGCTACATGGGCTATCAGTATAGACGGATATATTTTTAAAGATAGAGGCATACTGCCGAGAGTAAAAAGAGTGAATGCAAGACTTGGAGAGTTATGCGAAGAATTAGATATAAAAAAGATAACTACTCATGCGTTGCGTCACACACACTGTAGTTATCTATTATCTAAAGGTGTTTCTATTCAATATATCAGTAAACGTTTAGGACACAAAAATATGCGTATCACATTGGAAGTGTACTCTCATTTATTAGAAGAGCAATTTGACGAAGAGAATAACCAAGCAATTGAAGTTTTAGGGACTCTTTAG